GGTTCATTGACTCGCTTGCCAGAACGCGACGAAATCAACCCAGAAATCAACGAAGCACTTGTCGTTGAATTCTACAACAAAATGTTGTAATATTTTATTGAATAAGATAGGCTGTAAAGCCTTGAAACTAAGCACTTTAGGCCTCTATCCTAGAGTGCTTTTTTTGATTTTACTACCCTTTTAGTTACCCATAACTAATTTTAGGTATAGTAATAGGGTAGCCCAAAAATGGGGCACCCTTATTATTTATAGATTGCTGATAGCTGCCTCAAAGATTGAGACGGCTTTTTTAGCTCCCTCTTTGGTAGCATGGACATAAGTATTCAAGGTCATTGAGATATTAGAGTGGCCTAGCCTATACTGTAAATCTTTCGCCTCTATGCCAGCGTATAGCATGATTGTAGCGTGAGTATGTCTGAAACCATGGAAACTAATATCAGGAACGCCAGCAGCTTTAAAGTGACTTTGTAGCCTCTTTCTTAGTAAGCAAGCGTAAGCGTATTTTGTGGTAAAAGGAGTAAAGACAATCCCCTCAGACCGTCCTAGTTGCCATGACTGGACTTGTTGACGTTTTTTATATTGTTTGAGTAGGGAAACTGTAGCCTTGTCTATGTCAATCTCTCTTAGACCTGCCTTAGATTTAGGTGTGTTTGTTTCCTGGTATCTATTGAGAGTCTTAGATATGCTGATAGTGCCTTTTTTAAGGTCAATATCAGGCCACTCAAGAGCTAAAGCCTCACCAATACGGCAACCACTGGCCAGCAATGTTTTATAAAGCACGTAGTCAAAGAAATTCTCATAACTAGACTGATCCAAATCTTCCAGGTAGTCTAAAAACTGTTTTAGTTCCTGATTGCTGAAAAACTTTACCTTATGTTCCTTGTTTTGTTGCTTACGTGGGATAATGACATCTCTAGCAGGGTTGTGTTGGATCGCTTGCATAGTAACGCCATATTGGAGAATACGGCGATTTATATTGTTAAGAAAGCTATAGTTTGCGTATGATCCTTTTTCGCCCTTATTGGCCTTGTCAGCCCACTTATTGACTTGTTGCTGGATAATGGGAGTAGTGAGCTTGTCTAGCTTATAATCGCCGAATACAGGCAAAATATGAAGCCTTACGATCCCCTCCATGGATTGCTGGGAGTTTGGCTTGATTGTATTCTTGTAACTCTCCCACCATAGAGCAACCAGCTCCCTATAGGTTGTAATGGTTGGCTTTTCCTTTACGCTATATCCATTAGCTGCAAAAGCATTGACAGCCTCCCTAGCTTTGATTTTAACGCCCTTTTTAGTGCTGGCCGTGACCGTAGTCCTAGCTTTTTTCCCTGTAAGTTTATCAACGCCTAAATAAACACTTGCACGGTACACTGTAGTACCGTTTTTCTTTTTGTATTCTGTAATATTCATAGTCATACCTTTCTAACATCAGTAAGCAAGTATGGGATTTAGTCAAGTATTTATGAATATTGTTTTTATATGGCTCTGAGAGCTACGAGAATAGCCCTATTTTCGTTTGTTTTAGGTGTGATGATAATTTGTATAGCTGAGCTGTAAAATCGCTTAGAGGGGATTTTAGGGGGTTATTTATTGTCCGGGGTAATTAGTCCTGCTAGTATTTCATATACAGCAGCCTTTTTCTCTTTTGATAAAAGAGAAAAGCATGAAAGAACAGCAGCCTCTTCAGCTTCTAAGAAGGCTAAGGCCTGATAAAAGTTGTTGAGTCTTTTTGAGGAAGAGTGACTAATATGTTGTTCGCCAAAAAACTTTTCTAAATCCTCTTCTGATAGATTATGTTTGTTCTTTGTCTTACCATCTTTATAAAAATTTACGTAGTATTCAAATATGTTGTTCTCAAGGATTTTATCACTATTTGGAGGGGTGAGAGATTGGAAAATTGATTTACCAGCTTTTACAGCCTCGTAGTCAGGATCTCGAGAGGAAATAGATAATATTTTCCCCCAATTACTGGAGGCGTCTATTTCTGCTGTATAACCTAATAAATATGGAACAGAAACATTGAAATAATTTGCAATTTTCTCCGCATTTTTCTTTCGTATAGCTGTCTCATCATTTTCCCAGCGTTGTAATGTTCGTAAGTTTATTGATAGGTTTTTAGCTAATTTTTCTTGAGATAATCCTATATTTTCTCTCAATTCTTTAATTCTATTCATACGTAAGATTCTACCTTTCGAGTAAATTATAACCTATTACGGCAAAAAAGGCCATAAAAAATTAAAAAAATAACAAAAATAGTTGACATACGTAGTTTAATGTCGTATAATTGCTATCAAACAACGGCAAAAAAGGCCGTTAGAAAGGGGGATCGAATGCTAATTACAACTAAGTTGGCTGAAAAGGTACGTGTTAAACGTGCTAAGGCTCAGCAGACTAAAAAGGCTGTAGCTGAGGAATTAGGTATTAAACCACAAACCTATACCAAAGTTGAAAATGGGGACTATGACGCTCCCAAGCGTATCTATGAGGCAGTTATGAACTGGCTAGTAGAAGATTTATAAGATTTCTTACTACCTTTCACTTATAGAAATCTAAGCAACAAAAAAGCCTAGACCGACGACCAAATCAGCAAGGCTTTTCACACAAACAACTAAAACCACAAATAGCAAGTATGGGATTTAGTTAGGTATTTATTTAATTATATCACAAAATAGTGATTTGTGCCCAAACGAGAGAGCGCTAGCTCTTAAAACTGGTATTTTCTCACGCTTTCAAATATTGGCGACTCTGAGCGTGAGGATATGAGCAATTACAGGAAAGACATTAAAAAGCTGTCAAAACAGGACAAGCCCAGCAGGGCAATTACATAGACAAAGAAACAGAGGTAAACACCATGATAGAAACAACATACGAGAATTTAACTAGACGTATAGACAGAATTAGCGCAGAGATGCGAGAAATTAGCGAAAAAAACGACCTAGGAAGGCTTTCTTTATTGGCAAGTCAGACAAAATCCATCAAAGAAGATTTATCCCGCTTACTTTGGATTGAACTTCCTGAATTAAATGAAAGTCATAAAATCGCGGCAGTTACTAAAAGCACTACAGGAATGCTTTTCCACCCTGGTATTTTTGAAATGGACGCTATGCGACAAGCGTTCTTTAAACGCCAAGCCAAGCACTTTTTTGACAACGAAGCAGAGCAGCAGGAGTATATGGAACATGCTGAAAAGGAGTATTTAGAGGCTACTATAACCTTAAAGGATATTCTTTTTAATTCTAAAAATGATACTCGGAAAGTAAGTAAAGATCATCTTATAGAGAAGTTTGAGGAGGCAATGCAATGACACTAGATCTAGACAACATGACACAAGCAGAATTTGATAAACAAATGGCTGAAATCAAGGAGAGACACCCTAACCTCTTCCGGTTTATTACTGATTTTGTAGATCGAAAAGTAAGCACCGAAGAGGTGGACGACTTCCTGAAGATGGAACTAAGCGACCAAGTGGACTACATCAAGAATTACAAAGCGAGGGCATAGCATGAATGAACTAGATTTAACCAATACACAGGCGGTTATCTTCATGGTGGTGTTGATTGTCCTACTGGTTTATCTAAACCACCGAGACCGCAAAAAAAGCGCCCAAATGGAGCGAGAAAGCAAACAGACGATAGAAACACCAAGCGAGGTTTTAAACCCTTGCTACGGGCGTTATATCCAGCTTGCAGGTAAGATTCATAATTAGAAAAGGGGTGTAATATGCAACTATTATCAAGAGAGGCAGAGCTTGAGCTGCTGGAGAAAGTGGGAGATCACTTAGAGAAAAGGCTTGAGCTTGAAAAGCAACATAATGACGGCTGGGACTTAATTGCGAGAGCCGATCTACTAAATAAGCTAAGGATCAGTGGCACAACGTTGAATAATTGGGAAAAACATGGCTTAAAACCTTATCAGTCGCCTTTTGAGAACAGTAAGAAGATTTATTACCGCAAGACCGATATATACAATTTTCTTGCAGTAGATTAGGGGGATGACAATGAGAATGATTGAGTTGACTATATCCTCTAAAAAAATGCCCTTATTTAGTTTTCTAAAACATGCACCAACT